TCATTTTCTATATGAGCTAAAAAGTAGACGGCTGTGCGTTTGTCCTCGATATCGAAGGTCTCTAAGTAAGTACCTATAGGGCTAAAATCTTTGCCCATATACATACCACTTGCTCCGTCCCATCTATCAGTTAATATACTATGTAACATAAATGATTGTTGGACCTCTAAGGGATAATCTCTCATCTCAGGAGGCATTCTATCGGGATCAGGATCTTGATTCAGTTGCTCGCAGACTGCAAGGTATTTGTCTAAATCAATATCCTCAGAAAACTGTTTCTTTATCATCCCAAGTATTAAACTTACTTGGTCTTGGTAAAATTTTCCAGGTCTCCGACAGTTTCACTTACCCACTCATCGAAATCACTAGAGTTCTTCATAAGTAACTCTGCATTTTCGTTGTTCCAGACTAAAAAGTCTTCTGGGTCTACTTCGCTAATATCTACTAATAGAAGCTCTTCTAAGTATTTATATTTTAAGCCTGACCAGCCTTTTATGATTGCTTTGCAGTATTCAGTTAAGAATTTATCATTATCTAGCTGTTCTTCGTATGCCCTTGTCTTTTTATTGAACTTTTGTGATACACTTTTATTTCTAAGCTTTAGCAATTCTTCTCTTGCTAAATAAGTGAGTTTTACCGTAAATCCTTCCGCTCCGGGAAAGTCTACTCCTACTGTCTTGCTTGGAGTTAACAAACTCTTAAGCGATACTACTGGTGTTTTATTTTCTGTTGTCATTTGTTTATTCCTATTAAAAAAATGTATGGGGAAATGACTCCCCATACACTCAGTTTGTTATTATGCTCCGACGTAAGTAACTGATACTTCGTTCGTAGCGTTTGCTGCTGTTGCTGATGATAAGTCTGATGATAAACCATGGAAGGCTACATCTACAGATATTACATCTGATAAATCATGAGTAGGTAACTCTAAGTGAGCTTTTGGTAATGCTACTGCAACTCGAGGAGTATTACTACCACCGCCGATATTGAATGTCATTGCAAAAGCGTTAGTGATTACGCCTCTTGATTCTTGTAATTTCTCAAATAAGTCTAAAGACCCATTTGCTACATCATTTAGATAACAAGTGAAATTACCTGAAACCGATCTCGTACCTGTAACATGACCTAAAGGTAAGTTTACTTGTCCGATTGTTTCTGGTGTTAAGTAAGTATTGTTGTTCTCTATAGTGATGTTTCCACCTGTTAGAGTAACTGCAAAGGTTACGTCTGAACTACCTAAAGATCCGACTGTACCTGCTACTTCACTTGCATCATAGACTAATGCTAAGTCTGTTAATTTCTGTCTAATAAAGTTAGAAGTAGTATCTACTCCTTCTCTAATTAAACCTTTCGCTGTTGCTCCTGAAGCTTCAGTATTTAAAGAAGCCGCTTCTTCGATTGTTTTGCCGTTTCCAGACCAACCGATTTGTGCGATTCCTTCAATATCAAAGTCAATTGAAGCTGAGCCTACTGAACAATCTGCTAATTTGTAAATTGTTACTCCGTCAGTACCTGTAGTGTATAGTGCGCTAGTTGCATCCTTTGCTGCTCCAAGAACAAAGTACATATTGAACGATCCAACTTGTACATTGTTTGAGTTTGCAAAATCAAAAACTTGACTATTTGTTCCACCGAAAGCGTCTCCGCCGCAAGCTTTATCATAGTCTGTTGCTCCCATAGCTGCCCATAAAGGGCCTTCTACTGCAAAATGTTTTGCTGCATCGGCATGGTCGCCTGATACATATTTCGCGTTACTACCTGACTTTGTAGGTCTCATGTAAGTGTTAAAACTCCACTCTGCTGGTGCAAAAGAGTCGGTGAACATTGCTCTACCTCTCTTACTGTAACCAGCGGATGTTGCCGCTTCACTTAATGTTATTTCTGAAGTATTTGTGCCTTGGCTGAAAGAAAATCCATCCAGTACAGGTATCTCATAAAGAGCTGTCTGTGCTGTTGTGCCATCTTCTGACCATTCCATAAATACTTTGGTATCTCTACTAAAGAAAAATGCCATTTTTTATATCTCCATTAATATCGAATCTCTACGGTGATTTCTCCTACACCAAGAGGTTCTAATACGCCTTCATCTGTATCTACAGTTAAGATTGAAGTCTGTACTGTAGACTGAGATGCTCCTGTTGAATCCGTGTAAGTTAATGGATCATTATCCTCTAACACGGTTTCTACATCTTCTAACAATTCTTCGAGTGCGTGGATAACATCATTGTCATCCGACACATAACATCGAACTGTAATTCTTAAAAATCTAAATCGAAAGCCACCGCCATCGTATTCTCTCGTTTCGCTTCCAGCTCCTATATGGATAGTTGGAAACTCATTCACTTCGTCCCAAAATTTGAGTCGCCTTTCTACTTTACTAACGGAAGTCCTCATTGGAGGGCTACCGTTTATCTGCGTTTCTAACGCTACTGCTAAGGCTTCGACTATGGCTCTGCGACGCGACGAATATTTTCTTGCTAGTGCTGAGTCCATTATACTCTCCTTACTTTGAGGAACTTATCCCCTATTATACTTTGTGCTATTTCTCTAACACTTTCTCCAATTATCTTTCTTGGGTCTCTTGCTGTACTACCTTGTTTATAGCCTGGTTCAAAAGTTTGATAAGGCATCTTCATATAAGTATAGTCTACTTGTACACCGCCTCTTGGCCCAACCATTACTTGTGCAGGTTCTACACTATTAGCAAATCTACCGCTTCTATACACTAATGCTCCGCCTTGTCCCATTTTACTAGCTACTACTTGTGGAAGTTGTGCTTCTAACATTGCTTGTAAATGCAAAGGACTTTGTGCTGTTTTTGCTTTTTCTACTGTTCTTCTTCCTTGAGCTTTAGGCGCCCCTCTGCTTGTTGCTGCGACTACTGATAATTTTTTAGTCTTAGCTTTGCTCTTTTGTCTTGCTTTAGCTTTCTTCTGCTTTTCTTTATACTTAGCTTTTTTAACTAATTCTTTATTTATTTTAAATCTTAAATCAGGAAGTCCTGATGCTGTTTTCATTGCTAAAGGTACTTTTGCAAATACTCCTCTTTCTGCCATATCTAGTATTGAAAGAGAGCCTTTATATCTAGGATTAGAAAACTTACTACGTATCTCACTTTCCAGCTTTTTAAAGAAACCGTCTAAACTCTTTTCATTCCGTGTTATCAATCCACTATCTGCCTCTCGTTGTAAGGCATTTTGACTTGCAGTTCCAAAAACAATTTTTATACTAATTGTTTTTAGAAGGGCTTCGTCAATATTAAATATATCAATCTTTGACATTCCGTTAATTACGTAAGCCACATTAAATCTTCTATTAATCTCCCTCTTAATCTGTTCTACTCCATGGGCTCTATGATTAATAGTTGCATTAAAGTCTCGGGCTTGCATACTCTGTAAAAAGTTCATCATTCTAACAGTAGTATCACTTCT